GATTGATGATCTGCATATTGTGGCAGGCAAACCCGATGATCGGCTGGAGACCATCGACTGGCGCAATCAGGCTGCGATAGATGAGCGTACAGTCAATGAAATAGCGCACCACGCCGCCCAGGTTCTGGATTCTGATCACCTGCCCGTCGTTTGTCCAGATGCCGTCAGCCCACGCCTTGGCCGTCGAGCTGCCCTCATAGACATAAACTGTGTTGGCGGGGTGAGGCGGAACGACGTTGGTAAGCGTCTCCGTCGAGACGTGCAAGCAGTGCGCCCATTGCGTGAAGTTCAACGTCTCAACCATCGTCAGGCCGATAAACGCTCTCCCGTTCGGATTGCGGCCAGAGAGCTGACAGCGAAACTCCCAGTTCTCGTTGTTGCTCAGGTACTGATTGAACGCAGCCGCCCCGGCATCTGGCGCACCGCCGGAATTCGCAAAGCACGAATCCACGCCGCCATTGTTGGCCGTCACCGTGCTGCCGCTGATCGTGACGTTTGCGAGACTGTACCACCCTGGACGCTCAATCGCCATTATGCCAACCTCTCAAGTACTACCGTCGCCCCGTTGACCCAAGCTCTTGACCGGCTGTCAAACGACATCGACACCAGCCGCACCCCGGTATAGGTGACATTATCACGGCGATGGAAGAAATTGAACGTGACCGACCGGCCCCGCACGGCATTGTAGAAGTTGAGCAGCGTCTGAGCCTCAGCCGCTGACAACCCTTCATACTGAAGCGACCACCGACGAATCCCGCACGGCTGGACGTTCACATCAACCGACCCGTCCTCAAACTCGTACAGCGTGGACTGGTATTGAATCGGCTCATCAATCAGCCGCGAGATATACACGCTGGCCGGATAGATCAGCGCAATGGTGGGCTTGCCAATGCCACGTGTGGAAGCGATCGACGGAACGTAGATCTCCCGCAGGCTGCGCAGGAGTGCCGGACTGCCGACCGCGCTTGTTGAGCCGATGCCCGTTTCTACACGCAGGATGCGACCATTCGCAATGGCTGGATCACCGAACGTGACCGTTGAAGCGATCCCTGGCGTCTGAATGATCGGGATTCGTGGCGATCCGACCGCGCTTGTTGACGCGATCCCCGCCGCCATAATCACCGGGACTTGTGGCGTGCCAACCGTCGTCGTCGAGGTGATACTCGTCGGATAAACCAGAGCCGCGCCAGAGCTGACAATCGGTGAGCCGAAAGCCAGCGTCGAGGCAATGCCAGTCGGCACCACCGGGGGAGGGTGGGCCACGATCGTTGGCGAGCCGATGCCGACCGTTGAGGCGATGCCCGTCGGAAAGATGCCGACGCTATACGTGATCACCAGCTTGGGGTCAAACGACGTGCCACTTTGATCCGCCGAATAAATCAGCGCAACGGAGTTATTTGACGGAATCGTGACGCCGATTTCCCGGCTGTGCCTGATCGCAAACTTGGCGTAACCCGTCGAGCGATTCTTGATGTAGTCGCATCCCGACTGGTTGAAGGTCAAATCCTCATAGCTGCCCGTCGGCCAGCCTGACAACGCACGGCTGGCAAACTGCGTGGTAAAAAACGCGCTCCAATCACTGGAGGTCAGATCCGTCGAGCCGTCGCTGATCGAGGATTCAAAAACCTGCAAGCTGAATGTGCTGCCGTTTTGAATGCTCTCCATCACCAGCGACAACACCGCTGAATTGATCAGAAGGTTGCTGTCAGGCAGCGAGGAAACGTCAAACTTCAAAAAAGCGCGGCTGATGTAGTAAACATATGGATCGCCGGGAGTACCTGCACCAGACCGCGACGCCTCGACAGACATTCGAGCGGTTGTGACATCGGTGAAGAGATTTGATCCGGCCTGAGCCGTCGTATACACCGAATCACTGGACGAGACCACGCCGTCAAACGATTGCACGGCTCCCGGCGATGTGTAGCGGGTGAGCGTGTCGAAACCGAACGACAGTTCCGGCGCATACCGATCAGCAATCAGCTCATCAAACCAATGCATACCCCACCAGATGGGCTTGTACGCCTCATAAATTCGATGGCTATGCCGTGGGTAGGAGTAGATCTCTGCGACGCGCTGACCGTCATCCTGGCGATAATGCGCGGCATCTGGCGTCAGCTTTTCAACGGGCAGATCTTCCCGCAGGGTCAACGCAGCGCGAAATCGCTGCCCGAGAAGCGGAGCGTTTGCTAGACGCAGCAAAGCGGACTGGTGCTTGTGGAACCAATCCGCGTCAAATGCTCGCCAATGCTGCTGCTGTTCTGCCAATGCTCACCCCGTTACAGTGCGAAGATCTTGGACGAGCCGTTATCCCAGCTCACCGTGATATCGCCACCGTTTGGCGTGACGGGCAGGCCCGAGGTTGCTGACCCAATCACGGCGATCAGTGGCCACGTGCTATTAGCAGCCGTGGCAATCTCCTTGTAAAGCACCAGTCTTTGTACCGTGGCGGTGGATGTGACGCTGGTGAAGGTCACGTCCGCCGCGTCAAATACACCCCCGGTAACGGTCTTGCTGGTTACAGTTGCCGTTGCGATCACTCCAGACAGGCTGGAATAATACTGATCGCCGCTTGTCCCCGCGTTGGTGTTCGGCGTGTACGCGTTCGACACCAAAGCGACCTTGATAGTATCTGTATCAAGATCCACTGACGGATTCTGGCTCAACAAAGACTGCTTGAAATTGCCGTAAAGAAAGTTACTCATATCTAAAACTCTCCCAGAAGATCACGGCGAAGCGTGCTTCTCATTTCGCCGTTGGATTTGTAATCCTGAATTACCTTTGACACCATCACCCCCGGCTCCGTCTCGGCCCGGATTATGATCACTTGCGGCTCGGAACTTCTGCGGCCACCCTGCTCGCGGATCATCGTGCCACCTGCGCCACGATCCTGCGCCAGGAATTGACCGCCTTCGCCACCTCCCGGCCCTATCGCAGCCATACCGACCGAGGCAGCAGCGGCGACACCAGCCACGACGCCGTAAAACTTGGCCGCGGTGAAATGCTTTGCTGCCGTGGTTGGCATACCCAAGGCCAGCGCGGCGAATCCCTCCGCGACGTTGAAGATTGCCTTGACCGCCGCTTGTGACACCAACGAAGCAATGATTGACGCAGCCATTGCCTTGAACGCCTGACCGCCGATCCGGCCCGTCAGGATGAAACCCTGAATGATGTTTTGCAGGCCGTTGGCGACGCCGCCAAACACGTCTTGCATCATCGTTCCGAAGTTGCCCATTTGCTGGCTCACGGTGCCGAGTGCGCTGCTTGCGCTGGCCCCAAGCTGCTCGAAGATACTGCCGCCACGATCCGCCGCAGCCTGACCAGCAGGGCCAAAGATATTGAGCGGCGAGCTTGGGTCAGCCTCTTGGGCTGCTCGACGACGCGCCGCCGATGCTTGGATCTGCGCATCAATCCGCGCCAGGTTGTCCTCGTATGCCTGCGCCCACGCGTCGAGATATTCCTGTTCCGCCTCAAGCTCATTGGCCAGTCGATCCGCCGTCTGTGCATTGGCCGCTTCGACGAATCGCATCATCGCCTGAACTCGCGCCGTCTCGATCTCTTCGATGGCCTGCATCGTCAAGGCCTTCTCGGCTTCGAGATTGGCCACCACCTGCTGAAGGACACCGGCGCGACTGGTACGCGCTCCGGCAGCGGCATCGGCTCGCGCCTTGGCGATAGCTTCATCCTGTCGAATCAGCGCATCGCGGAGCTTGGCCTCTTCGCCCTGAATCGCATCTATGCGGAGCTTTTCGCGCTGCGCCTGTGTGGCTTGCTCCTCGGCGATGATCGCCTGTCTGAAACTCTCATATGTACGCTTGACGGCATCGCCGGAAGGCAGGTTGACAAGTTGAGCAGCTGCGCCACCTGTCCGGCCTGCTGCTGGCTTTCGTCGCGCCTCTTCAAGTGCCAGCTGTAGCGCATTTGGTGCGTTCGCGCCGGTATCGATGCCTTCAAGACGCGCACGCAATGCCGGATCTATCGTGCCTTGCTCTCGCGCCTTGTTCTGCATCTCGTTGAGCGTTGCCTGCATCCGTTCGGCTGCTGCCGGATCAAACGCTTCGACAAACGCATCACCAAGATCGTTGAGCATATTGATCAGGCCCACGCCAACGTCATTGGCAAGACCTTTCATTTTGAGCGACAAGATATCCAGCTGATCGGCAAACTGATTGCTTTTGGCAATGTCTTCTTCACTCAACACGATGCCCAGTTCACGCGCCCGGGAAATCAGGCCATCGAATGAGCCGCCCACTTGATCCATAACCGGCAGAAGCTTTGACCCCGACTTGCCGAACAGATCAAGCGATACTGACGTTTTCAGCGAACCATCTTCAAGGTCGTTGAGTCGTTCAAGGGTCTGGCGAAACGCCTGATCCACCGGCCCGTTGAGGTCAACCCCCAAGGCCTTAAAGGTCGCCATCAGTTCAGCGTTACCTTTCTTGGCCTCTTCGATTCGCTTCTGGAAAATGATTGCCGTCTGGCTGACATCTTCAAAGGACTGGCCGGAGAGCGTCGCGGCAAGCTGCAAGGATTGAATCGTCTCAGTCGTCAGATTGGTGACTTG